ATGATCTGAAGATTTTATATGCGGCAACACTGATTTTAGTAGTTTATAGTCCTTGCCCCATTGCGGGATATATTCCACCCTGCACACCTCTTTGTATTTAGCGAGGAACATATCATAGGCCGCGGTATCTTTTCTATTTTTAGAAACAGTGGTTGAAGGCGGTTTTTGGCCTTCAATCTTGTTCTTCTTCTTTTTCTTTTCTTCTTCTTCTTCTGCACCATCCTTTGGATTTCCTTGGGATTTCCTTTGGATTTCCTTGGGGATGTAATTGGTTTTCTCATGGAAATCTTCGAAGAAGTAAAATTCCCCATTCTCTCGTAATTTAGGAAACGAATTTGTTCTTCAGTCAGTTCAGTACGAAACATTTTTTTAAGTGCTGCAGGATTTCTAGGAATGCGATTGTATGTTTCGCAGGCCGCTAAAATTAAACGTATGTAATTAAGTTGGGCTGATTCCCCAAGCATAAACCAGCGCGGATCGTTTAAGATACGTTTTTCAAGTTTTGCGAAAACTATGTTTGCGTATGGCATAATTGCTTAAAAATAAAATTGTCCCCTGTAGATTTTCATCTATTATCGGCTAAGACAAGCCTCTTGCGAGGCACAGGGGACATAAAAAAAGACCGTTTTTCTCGTCGAGAATCGGCCTTTAATTTTATTTTTTATTTCTATCCTTGCCTTAGCCATGACATTATTATTGCACAGCCATTTTAAATTGCAAGAAAATTCTTAAAACAATCGTTGCTTTATTTTTTCCCATTGTTATAATTTTCATTAAGGGCACAACATCGTTATGAACATTAAAGATCTCCCAACACCGGAATTAATCAACGAACTTACGGCCCGTTGTAATCCCGCCATTTTTATGGGCAGTAAGAACGAAAGCATGGACGATAATGGGCGCATGACATTTTTTGAGTACAAAGGCCACCCGGCTGTATGCTACGGGCTATGCCACGAGATGGCTTTTACGATCTTAACCGACCAAGCCAGGAAAATATGATCCCCACCACACAGCCGCAGGAAGTGAAGAAAAAACGAAGAAACAAAATCAATCCGTTCAATCGTCCCGGGCCGAAATCCGACATTGACTCTTTATATTCAACAGTCGAAAAGTTTGAAGCAAAAATAAGCAAGTATTTTGACGGCGGGGCTTACAAGCGCAAGGTGGTCACCCAGCTCGGCGTTGAAGTGGAAATCCCGACCCCAACAATTTCCGATCTTGTTTTATTTCTAGGGTTTAACGATAGAAAACGGTTTTTTGCGTATGAGGCGCATCCGCTATTCGGGGACTCCATAAAAAAAGCCCGCGTGATGATCGAGCGGGAATATGAAATGCTGTTACGGACAAATTGTGGCGGCGGCCCGATATTCGCGTTGAAGAATTTTGGATGGATTGACAAACACGAAATCGAACATTCCGGCGAAATAAAATTCATCAACCACATCCCCGAACCGGAGATCGTCCGTGACGCAATCAGCGCAAACTGAAAGGTTAAATGATTAGCAATCAATATATTGCCGGGTTTTTCGATCGCGGCCCGCGCGTTGAGGAGGTGATTCCCAATTCCCCCTGTAGAGACCAATGAGCGAACGGTAGAAACCTATTTCCCGTTACCACAGCAATATCAATTTCACCGTAGCGGTGAGCGAAATAAACTCTATGGGGGGTCCTAGCCATCGGGGGCGGCAAGACCCGTTGCCTCTGCGAAGATGTCAACGTCCAGATGGCGCGTTACCCCGGCAATCGCGGGCTGATACTCCGCAAAGTCCTGGCTGATTTTAAACTGACCACATATCTTTGTCTGACCGAGCAGGTGTTAAAGACTGCGCTAGAAGTCGGCATGGCCAAAGAAAACAAAGCAGACCATTATTTCCAGTATAGTAACGGTTCCCGGCTTTATTACGGCGGGCTGGAAAGTTCCGGGAGCGATTCAATGAGCGAGCGTAAGAAATACTTTTCCGGGGAATACGGCGTTATTGCCCTCGATGAGGCCCGCGAGTTCGCTGAACAGGATTTTAACGAGTTGTCAACAAGGCTTCGGCATAAATTGACCAACAAACAGCACCCGCCGTTTTTTATGTTACTGGCAAGCAATCCATCGCAGAATTGGATCAAGACCCGGTTCATCCGCAATCCGCAAAAAGGGTACGCTTTTTTCCAGGCATTGCCGAGGGACAACATTTACAACCCGCCGGATTACGTGGCGCAGTTGACGCAGTTATTCGCCAACGACGAAAAGTTTTTGGAGGCATACGTCCATGGCTCATGGGATGCCATCGGTGATAACGATGACCTCATCACGATGGGCGACATTGAAAAACTTATAGAAAAAGAAAAACCTGTTGTCCATCCCTTTGCCCAGCGGTTGACGGCGGCGGACATAGCGCGCTACGGTGATGACAAGACCGTTATCTACAATTTTTCCGGGGCAAGGATAGACTCCGAGGAGATATGCTCAAAGAAAGACGGGATGGAAACCGTGGGCCGGTTGATATTCAACGCGCAAAAAAATAAGTCAACACTTTTGGGCGGTGACTCGATATTCGAGGCGTCGATATTTGACCGCATCCGTGAGATAGCGCAGACGATGGATAAACCTTTGCAGATCCACGACATTGATTTTCGCCGGGAGTCGTCGAACAAGGAACGGTTTTATAACCTTCGGGCTGAGGTCTATTGGAACGCGAGAGAGATGATAAAGGCCGAGCAATGCCGCATCAAGGACGACGACCAGCTTATCGGGCAGTTGACCTCGACTAAATACAAGTTGGTCGGCGGCGGCAAGCTCGGAACACGTATCCAGATCGAAAGCAAGGACGACATTAAGAAACGGCTGGGGTTCTCCCCGGACAAGGCCGACGCTTTTGTGATGGGGTTATACCTGTTGCAATTTTGCAGGGTGGACAAAGAAAAGTCCTGGCGGGACACGTATAAGCAGGACAGGCAGGCAAATAGTTATCAAGCGGCATAAGGAGAAATATGGCAAAAGATAAACCTCAATCAGTTGCGCCGTCAGACAATAAAACCGTATCCATGAAAAAAGCTGTCAACGGCTATGTTGTGTCTTGTTATGATAATAACAAAGGCCGGGACATTGTGATGGTGGCGAAAGACGTTAAAGAAGCAAAAGAGTACGCCTCAAAAATGTTGTCTTAAACGAAAGGAACAGCAATGCCAAAGACAATGATCGAAACGGCCATGAAGAAAAACATGGCGGACAAAATGGACAAGGATAATGACCTCGGGTCATTTAAAAGAGACACATCAAAAGAGCAAAACAAAAAAGACAAAGTCAAGAAGCTGATGAAACAAATGAAAAAAAAGGCGTATTGAAATCATGGCATTCGTTCTTTTTTTACTACCGGCGATTATCGGTATTATAATTTTTTGGGATGAGATAAAATCAAACTTTGAATAAGGGGCCTCGATGGACATTGAACAATTCCCACAAACAGTATTGAAATTTTACAAGCTCCGTACGATAATCACCAAAGCATGGCGGCCTTTAGGTATTGGCCGTGACGAAGCGGCGGATATCCTTATCTGGGCCATAGGCGATGATGTCAAGCGCACACCGTTCGACCAGTGGCCGGAACGGATCATGGATAACACCGGGATAAAGTTCGACCCGCGGCAAAGTAAGGTTTTAGATGTGTTGAGGACTGTCGCCAAAGAATGGCAGAGGCGTAAAATAAAACCAGTTTATGTCGGGGGGTTAAGTTAATGGTTAAACGTTACCCGGAGATCATTATCGTCGATCTAGATCTGGCAAGCACAATTTACACGGTTACATTGCCGACGGACACAAAAAGCTATACGATCAAAACTAGAGGGAATACGGCGTTTAAATTATCCTACAGAAGCGGGGGCATTGAGGCTGGCGATTATTTATCTATCCCGTCGGGAAGCGGGGAGAGTGAAGATGGATTGAGCCGGGAAGACCCGATAACGATATATGTCCAGGGTGAGGTTGATGGCGAAACATTGGAGGTTAAACGGTGGCGCTAGTCCGTACCGGCGATAAAAAAAAGATTGAGATCGCTAAATACCGGGAAGTATTTATCGATCGCCCGGTATATCGGGACAAAGAGATTATTGTTGAACGCATCAAGGTCATTGAAAAAATAAAAGAAGTCATTATCCCAAGATTCATTGAGAAGATTATCGAGGTTCCAAGATATATTGACAGAGTTGTCGAGCGCCCGGTTTACAAAGACGTTGAAATCATCAGGCCGAAATTCGTGGACAGGACAATCCGTGTCGACCGGGTGGTCATCGAAGAAAAAAAGCGGATTGTTGATGTCCCGGTGTTTGTTGATAAAATCATTGATGTTGAAAAAGTCAAAATTACTGTCCGTGACATGCCGATTGAAAGGCCGGTGTATAAAGATAAAGTTGTAATGAACCCAGTATTCAAAGATGTCGAGATCATTAATCCGATCATCCGTGATAAACCGTTGACAGTTGAAGAAGCGCGAAAATTACAGGGCAAATTGATATGATAAATTTTATCGAATACAACAATGTCGGCCAGATAAACTCCGGCGCCGCTATCAGCATAGATACTACAGCGGTGGCTTATACTGTTGCCGCCGGGAAAAAGGGGGTAAGCTTTCAGAACCTGGGCACCAAGGCTGTCTGGTATGGCGGATCGAACGTGGCCCCGGCGTCGAATATCGGGAACAAACTTTTTCCAAATGCTACGTTGGCGTATAAGGGCGTTAAGTCCACATTCAAGGTTTATTTTATTTGCGGAGCAGGCGATACGAGCACAATTGGAGTTGTAACACATGACTAAAGAAGATCGTCTTAAGAGTTTAGAAAAATGGTGGAAGCTATCCGAATCCGCTAACCGTGGCTGGCTGACCCAAGCCAAAGAGGATCTGGATTTTTATATCGGCGGGGAACGGCAATGGGACGCGAAGAGCTTACAGTTGCTTAAAGCGCAGAACCGTCCAGCGTTGACTTATAATATGCTGTTTTCTTTGGCGAACATTGTTTCCGGCTACCAGCGCCAGAACCGTCAGGACATTATGGTTTATAACCGTAAAGGCGGGACAAAAAGGATAGCCGATGTTTTGAGTGAGATCATTAAGCATATCCATGACGGCTGTTTCGGGGATTGGGAAACGTCGATGGCGTTCGTACTTGGCATCATTACCGGCAAGGGTTGGCTTGGGCTTAACATCGACTATGACGATGAGGTGACGACCGGGGACATCCGTATTGAGAGTTTATCACCTTTCCGTATCTACCCTGACCCGTTCTTCGAGCGTTACGACATGAGCGACGCGCAGTTTATTTTTAAAATAGCGTGGCTACCAAAAGCCAGGATGGACTTGGCTTTCCCGGATAAGAAAGAAGAATTTGAAGGCATGACGGTCAATGAAAACGACCGGGAACCGTTGCCTTTTTCCGAAGGCGATAAGTACACCGACCAACCGGCGCAGGCGGCAGGGCTTGACGAAATAGACAAGTGGCGTTACCGGGTCAAGGAATGCTGGTGGAAAGATTTTAAGGAACAGAAATTTTTAGTCGGCGTTGAGTCCGGAGTGGTACGGCAAGTGGATTTCCCGCAGGAAAAGATAAAACAGATATTGGCGCAATATTCCACGATGCGCTTGGTCAAACGGGTGCGGCCTATTCTCAACCTTACGACCTATGTCGGCAATGTAGAGATACAACACCTCGAAGACCCGCTATCCGGCGTCCAGCAGTTCCCGATAGTACCGTTCTTTTCCTACTGGCTGGAGAATAACCACTGGGGCATCCTAACTCAGTTAAAAGACCCGCAGAGGGAAGTCAACAAACGAGTTTCGCAAATGCTCCACCACTTGAACCAGTCAGCAAACTCCGGGTGGATAGCTGATGATAATGCCCTATCGGATTTTACCATCCTTGAAGATTTCGGAAGTAAACCGGGGATCGTCATCAAGAAAAAACCGGGGTCACATTTAGAGCGCATAGAACCGACAACGATCTCCGATGGCCACATGAAGCTAGTCGATACCGGCAAAGGAGCTATCCGGGAAATATCCGGCGTGAACCCTGACTTAGCCGGGCTTCCCGAAGATAAAGGCGTTTCAGGTTATTTGATGGAATTACGCCGCAATCAGGGGCTGGTGTCTATCGAGAGTATCTACGACAATTTCCGTCTAACCAAGATGGTATTGGGCACTCGTCTCGTTGACATGATCCAAAAGACCGACGTTTACACCAAAGAGGAAATATTGAGCTTGGTCATTGACGGTGAAGTCAAAGAGATCCCGGTCAACCTTCAGGAAAAAACCGGGGCCGTGGACTCCATTAAAAACGATTTGTCCATCGGGAAATATAAAGTCACTGTCGCCGAGTCAAAGACCTCTTCCACGTCACGGTTGAGGGATTTCAATATGCTGGTCGAGGCGATGAGGGTCGGGTTGCCTGTGCCGCCGGATGTGTTGCTTAAGGCCTCAGACATTCCATATCGAGATGAGATACTTGCGTCTATGCAACAGCCGCCAGTCGGAGGATTGCCGCCTGGCGCGCCGCCTCCGGGTAAACAACCATTGCCGGCGGGAGCATAATGAAAGACATTGAGTGGACTTTTAGCCTTCAAAGAAAACTTCTTGAATCAGGTTATACCGGGAAGATTGAGATAAATTCATTCAAGGGTGGAGTCAGTAATTTGAATTTATCTCAAAGTATAAAACCGGGGGACACAGTGAGTATTATTGAGATCAAACCACAATCCGAAAGGAAGGGGTGACATGATTTTGAAAACTTTTATTTTTAAAGCTGTCTTAAACAACGGATACATTAAATGCGATGATCTGTCGGATGATGTTAAGTTTAGAATTGGGAAATCTGTTTTTATAATGACAGTAAATGATATTAAATTATTTCGCGTTCTTCTTGAAAAGATAATCTTTGAAAAGGATAAATTTATAGAGGACGAAGGAAAACAAAGTAATTGATAATTTTAAAGAAATGATTTAGGGACACTCTGAAAACCAGAAGCCCATGTTTCTCGAAAGAGAGATGTGGGCTTTTTTATTTAACCCCGATTCCGGGGCAACGCCCCTCTTGAGCGTTTAATCGAGAGCTGACCGCACCTCATGCGGTATTACAAAGGAGGCAGTAATGGGTTTAACACAAGAAGAATGGGACGGCCTGACACCCGAGGAACAAGGAACGCGTCAGGATGAAAAACCCCAGCCGGCGGGCAAAGAACCGGATGACCAGACAGTTTCCGAGCTGAACAAGTCTGTGAAAAATCTAAAAGACCAGCTTGATTCCTTGCAGAATGAAAAGCAAGGCATTTACCGCGACTTGAAACAGGAACGTGAACTACGCAGGCAGATGGAAGCGACTGTGCAGGAGCTTCAATCCAGAGGGAAGGTCGATGAGTTTGACATCAACAAACTTGCCGATGACGAGTATCTCACGGCTGGTCAGGTGAAAAAACTCATTGCCGGGTTGCAGGGTAACGCCCAGAACAACGAGAACGCGCAGTTACAGGCAAGGTCAAAGGAGAACTACGCTAACGACGAGGAACGCCTTATCGAGGCCTCCAAAACCGTCAGCGATGAATATCCTGTGCCCTACACTGAAGCGGTCAAAGAGTTCGAGCAGATGGCGAAGAAGAACCCGGTCTACTGGAAAACCGTCCATGAGGAGTCTATCAGGGCTGGTGGAAAACCGGCAGAAGTCGCTTACAAGATCGCCTTGACGTCAAAAACCTTCCTGTCAAAGATTCGCGCTTCAACAAGGGAGTCACTTCTTTCCGAGCTTGAGAAAGAAGGTCAAATCAAACCCAGGAAGCTCCCATCAGGAGGGGCCGGGAAGCCGGAGTTAAACGCGGCCAACCTTAGCGAGGAGGACTTGTTGAGTCTCTCCGACACCCAGCTTGACGAGCTTTTAGCAAAAACAGGATAGGAGCTTAAATGGAGACAAGATTCGCATCAGGCGACGCGTTAGCCGCCAAATTGTGGTCTGCCAAGCTCTTTAAGGAGTCCATCAAGGACATCTTTTTCGACAAGTACACGTCGGAAGATGGAAACAACATTATCCAAAAGGACATGGAGTTCACCAAGAAAAAAGGTGAAATTATGACGTTCGGGTTGAGAATGCGTCTTTCCGGCGCGGGTGTCAACACGGATAATGATTACCTTGAAGGCAACGAAGAAGAAATGACATTCCATGACTTCTCCGTTACGCTTGAAGAGCGAGGCAACGCGGTCAGGGCCAAGTCGAAACTTGACTTGCAACGGCCAGCGTTCGACCTGCGTAAAGAGTTCAAAGACGGTCTTAAAGACTGGTTGACCGAGTA